CTCTTTGCGTTAGAGAAAGTGCTTGTAATGCCGTTTAAAGTGGCTGTAATGGGCTGTAAAGAGTCTTTTGCTTCTATCACAACCTCGTACTCTTCAGAATCGACAGCAATAGTGTCTTTAGATATCACTTCTTTCTGTAGCGTGATCTCTGTTTTTAATTGCTGTGATGTTTGGGATTTGGTAACTTGTTTTTTAGTGGAGCATGATACGCTAATCAATAGTATCACCAAAGTAATAATTCGCTTCATCTATTCTTCTGTTAGTTAAACCTCTTAGTACTTTGCCTCCTGCTTTGTTCCATTTAAGGAACTCTTTTAATATAGATGGGTCACAAGGATTGGCATTCACCTTTTTCAGTAATGTAGATTTCTTTAAAGCACCACAGCCTAAGTTATAAGTGAAAGACACCAAAGAATCGAATTGCTCTTGAGAAATGTCAGCAATTACGTTGTCATTAACGCACTTCTCAAACTTAGCGACTATAACTCTTAAAAGCAAGTCAGCCATCTCCTTAGAGAGAGGCTGGTCTTGCATTGTTACCTTAGTACCATCAGGATAATAAGTGTTGCCATATCCGATAGTAGGTACTTTAGCAGGACACAAGTAAGGTTTTGCAGAATAACCTTCGTGCTTCTTGATCAGCTTTAACCCTTGTTGAGATACTTTCATAAATCGTTAAACAATGTAATTACAATGTAGTTACAATTCCTTCTCTTGGTTCTTCTTGATTAGTGCCTTGATACCGCTCTTTAGATCATCAGGTGCTAAAAATAAAGCAAGTGATATAAGCAACATACCAAAGAATATAGTAGCACCACCATCTTTCTCAAGTAAGTAGTAGAAGTTGCCTATTAGTATCATAAAGCCTAATATGGTAGTCGTAATCCCTTCTTTAAAGTTCTTTTCTAATCTGCTCATTGTTGAATGTTTTATATAAGGGTAAATCTCATCATTAACTACTCTTGATGTCTATAACGAGTGTAAATTCCATCATTAATTACTCTTGTGCAAAATATGCACTTACCTATCTTTCTTTAGTTGGTCTAAGTCTTTTAGTATCCTCTCCCTGTGTAGCTTATAGTCGAGTATCTCGCCTTCTAAGGTTCGAATGTCAGGGAACACATAGGTATTTTGATTGTATCTTAGCGACTTTGTTTCGTTCTCAAGGTCAGCTATCCTCTTCTCAAGTTTCGTATAAAGCAATACCGCTCCACCTACCACAATGACAATCTGAATAAGCCATTTGATGTTTATACTCAATGAAGAGTCATCACTTAGCTTTGGCAGATTCTCACCCATTCTTTATCTTTCTCTTAACGAAGTAAAACACCTCTTTGCCTATAAGACCGAATAGACCACCTATAAAACCAACTGCGGCAGCTTGTAATAAGCCCATTAACTCAATGGTAGTAGCAGCAGTTAAAATGTATCCACCTATGAAAGAAATCTTGTTGTCGATTGCCATTGTATTCTTATTAAGGTCTTAAGGGAGCCTAAGCTCCCGATTGACCGATTTTATTAAACTACTTCTTCAGGTAATGCGAAAGACCATCCTGCGAATGTGTGTACTCCACCTCCTGATGGAATAACCTCAAACTCTTGCCATCCTTCAGGGAAAGCTACTTCACTAACCTCAGCAGAGATTAACTCTCCTTCTTCTGAATATACCGCTTCTGATAGAATGTTAGTGATTTCACTTTGTGTCCATAGTACATCTACTGCGTACTTGTCAGATAAGATAGGAGCAACTAACTCGTTTCCTTCTTCATCGTATTCTCCAGCTACCTTTACGATATGACCGAGTTCTACGATAATGTGAGAATGAACTGGTTGTCCTTCTTCGTTTAGACCAAGTCCTTCTATTTTGCTGATAGCTTCTTCCTTAGAAGCGAATGCGTACTTTTTAAATATATGTGCCATTTTATTTTTTGTTTATATAGTTGTTAATGCTTGTAATTCTGCGTCTGTTAATGCGGTGTCGTAAACTCTTACTTCTTTAATGTTTCCTTCAAAACTATCTGCAGAATTTCCATCATTAAAATTTAATCTATTTAAAACACCTTGACCTAAAGACGCACCACTTATAGGGTTTCCTATTGCAACACCATTTAGATAACCAACAAAAACACCATTATTAAAAGACATAGCTATTTTGTTTGTGTTAGATGTATCAATATCAACATCAACTCTATATGAATAACTCCCTCCTATTCTATATTGAAAATCTATATTATTAGCATCTATTTTAAAAGATACTCGATTACTTGAACTTCCATCACTTAATGATATTCTTGAAATGTTGTCAAACGCATTCATTTCAACATAAAAAACACCCTCTGTTGAATTTATTACTTGGTTATTACCTCCATTATTACAAGTCTCAGCAGCCCTTGTTACCGCAGCACCACTCGTAGGAATATAACTTGTAGCGTATGAGCCTGCTTCCCATTGAATACCCCAAAAATAAACACCAAGACTTGAAGCACCTTGATAAGTATATTTATTTGATGAATTGGCAATACCAATTTGACCTACTAATCCACTATAATCAGATACTGCTGTAACAGTAAGAGAACATCTATACCATCCATCACCATAGTTTACTATATTTGAAGTCCCGCCAGATGTGTATGAAACAGAACCGCTATCTAAATTGTAAACAGAATATTGCCAAGCACCAGTGTAAAATCTAATAACCCCTCTTCCTCCAGTTCCATCAGATTTAAAAAACGCAGAGAATGTATAAGAAGCACCATTTGTAACACTTCCAGCACTATTATAACTTAATAAGTGTTCTCCGTTAGACGAATTATCTATGATTCTGTCGGCAGTCACTTCTCCATCTGGAGATGATACATCGTTTCTTGAAACAGTAACATTTATAAGAGAGTTTCCGTATTGTTCACTATACAAAGCTGAATTAGTCCTACTTGGCTCTAATAGCAAATGTCCATCAGCGTTGTTTAAGAAGTCGATTCTTGGTACACCACTTGCTACACTTTCTATGAGTCCACTCTCGTTTACTCTTGTAGCAGTACTTGCCCTTGTAAATGTAAAAGGCAGGGGCTTAAAGTTATTGTTCAAATCGTTATACGCAAGGACAGAACCTGCTTTAGCTGCCCAAGACCCCGCACCGAATTTTAATGTTGCACTCATAGTTAGTATATTAAGTATTGTTGTGCTTGAGCCATTTCAATAAATGAATCCCAAGAGGTTAAGTCTTCTAATTGCTCATCAGTTAATGCTGCATCAAATGCTATTAGTTGTTTGGTTTTTCCGTAGAAAGGAGATAATCCTGCTCCACTATCAAATCTAAGCTGATTTAATGTATTATTAGGCATCATAACAGCAGAAGAAATAGACCCCACTAAAAAACCATTTACATAAAACTTCAAATCGTTTGTCTTCCAATGAACAGAAATTTTAGATGTTATAGTTGAGTCTAAAATACTATGAAATAATGTTTTTGTGGTTTGTCCATTAACAAATAAAGAATACTCAACTTGATTACTTGTACCAGTATATCTTATATTAACTCTATTAAATCCAGTACCATCAGATATAGCAATGGCTCTTATAATTCCATCATTAGCCAAAGCACTAATCTCAGCAAACAATACCCCTTCTGAATCATTAAACTCAGCAGATGTACCTGCTCCGTTACATACTTCTGCTGCTCTTGTTATTGTAGTTCCTGATGTTGGAATGTATGAAGTAGCGTAGCTTCCTAATTCAAGTTGTCCTCCCCAAGCATAAACACCAGAAGTCCCATCTCCAGTATAGCTTATAACATTGTCTCCGTCACACAAGTATAAATTAAGACTTGTTGCTCCACCATTAGCTAATCCACTGACAATACATCTATACCATCCATTTCCGTAATTCTCTATTTTTGAAGTTCCTATAAGACTCGTTCCAACTACTCCGTTCTGTATATCAAAAGATGTATGAACTCCAAAGTTTGTTGTGTTTCCAGCAGCTAATACAATCCACCTAACTCCATTGCTTTTAACGAAGAAGGAAAAAGAGTTGTTTCCGTTTGGAGTCAATGTTCTATAAACTCTGTGTAGCCCAGTTGTAGCAGACTCCGTGATTAAATCAGCAGTTAAAGAACCATCAGGAGATGCAATAGAGTTCGCAGAAATACTCACATCTGTTTTAGCCCACCAAGCATTGTCCAACTCTTGAGAATATAACAATTCGTTAGTCCTCGCAGGTTCTAACAACAAAGCAGGACACGACTGAACTACCCCATTTAACAAAGGATAATCCAATCTTGGAACTCCACTTGCTACTGTCTCAATTAACCCCTCAGCGTTAACCCTTGTAGCAATAGAAGCCCTTGTGAAATCAAAGTCACCATCTCCATTGGCAGGTAGC